TCCTCTTTTTTCAGATTGAAATTTACACCCTTTCCCACTACATGCTCCACGAATAAATCTTCTGCACGTTTGGCAACAAAATCTTTCTCACTGATTTTTTCCATTTGTGAAAATCCGCGATAAGTCATTGTACGTGGCTTGAATGATGACGGAAGAGTTATTTTTACTTCGATGATTGCTAATTTGTTTGTCATAATTTACTTTATTTATTATTCTTGATTTTGTTCCTTAAATAAATCAGGCTGTTTTGCGCGTTCATCATAAGTGATTAGACAAAACGCCAACTGTTGAGTTTCCCAATTAATAGTGGGTTTGTTCTTATACATTTGCAGAATGATTTTCCGGCATTCTTCAGCCGAATAACCGGTGTCAATACGTGCCACGTATTCATTGATTTTATCAAGAGTATAAAGCGATACTCCCAAAATAGTTCCTTTCCCTTTCAATGTATTACCAAGCCAAATATTGACTTTTGCGCCCGGATAATATTTGTTGTCATTCCTTAGTCGCAACGTAGTGAATGCGTTGCAATTCAGTTTGTTATTCCAGTTCGTTGAAAATTTTAATGTTTCTTCCATGATTTTTATGTGTTTTCCGTCTCCCTTGCAGTACCAGCAATATGTTTCGCACTTGTGGTTTACTTTAGTTATTATCATTTCTGAATATTTTCCGCCACATTCGCAAACAAATCTATAGGTGCCGGGATACAGTGTTACTTGCATTGTTGTTTTAATCGTTATCTTTTTACATTACCTGATAAATTTTTTCCACAATTCGGGCACCATATTTCTACGCCAGTACCACGACATTCAGGACATTTTTTTACTTCTCCCGGTTGATAATAAATCGGGTCGCTTTCATACAAGTCAATATAACCTTCATCACAAAAGTTTATACAGTTCCTCCAGTGTATTCTGTTGTGTCCACATTTTGGACACGTAGATTCAAAATCAATCTGATAATCTTCCATAATTTTAAGTATTAATAATTCCTTTTTGATCCTTCTCTTGCATCAAACAAACCTCCGTATATATATCATCCCATCGTGGTAATCCGCCGACCTGTTTATCATCAATATATAAGTGCGCATACACTTTGCGAGCCGAATAACCGTATAACTCTGCTGTCCCCGGCTTGTGTTCATTTATCCGGTCAAATGGAATACCTTTTTCCAATAACCAGTTAACCATTTCCGTTTGCCGCTCTCCTTCACGACACGTCCAAATAATCAGGTAATGACCGTCATTTTTCAATTTCTGCATTACCTCTATCGCATACGGAGTTGGTGCGCCGATGTTAGGCCACCTGCCTGTATGTAATGTTCCGTCAAAATCTATTGCTATAATCATAATAATTGAATTTTTAGTGAAAAAACACTCCACGCCTCACGGTTGAGAGTGCCAATGAGAAAATAAAAACATTTAACTTCTTATATTATGTTCCCAATATCTCGTTGAGCCTTCTTCCCAAACATCAAACTTTCCGGTACTGCCGATAAAACGACCTTTTGAAAAGGCTCTCCAACCCTCTACCCATATTTTAAGGCTTGCATCGTACATTACGCTCTTTGCCGCCCGACCTGCCGGGTTTCGCCCGTCCGCATGGCTGATAAAGATGATAAGTTTGTCACGGTGCTTTTCCTTAAACTTGATGTATTCCTTATAGCTCATTTGGCTGTATTGAAAGCTATCCACAACGTAAAAGTCGGGCGACTTGTGTCGGCTCATGCGTTCGCTGAGTTCGGCTATCGGCTCGCAGTTCAGCAATTGCATCCGCTTGTTAGCCGCACTCATGCCGTGGCGTATAAAACTGTTTTGCATGGAAAGGCTGTCGCCCTCTTCCAAACTGTCATACGCCACACGACCGTATTTACACAGTTCCTTGCACAATTGCATGACAAAGCTGCTTTTCCCATTGCCGGAGTTTCCCCAAATAAACCAAACGCCTGTGCGTTCCGGTTTGCCGAAAGCATCCTGCCATTTGCCGTCAAAGGAAAAAACAGCCTTTTTCATGCTTAGTACATCTTTTACGCTTAATGCTCGTGCCATGATTTATAATCTCTATTTTTTAGCTTTTTGACACATACACTTCCCTTCTTGTTCGCAGAGCTCCGGATGCGGACAATATTGAAATATACATTCATCTTTTGAATAAACTTTCGATGATTTTGGCAAATCAGGTAGCTTTGAAGAATGTGTGTTTTGCCATTCAATCATCAATTGAGCATGGTCTTCTACCATTCTTGCCATTTCAAGGTCTCCGCCATTAAGTCTCATATAGCCAGCCCACTTTATAAGTAAGTGTGGGGCAAACTTATCTTGACCTCTTAACAAAAATACTGGTTCGTCTGCCGGAATCTTATTTTCCGGATCTTGGATTCTGTTGTAATCTTTTCTTGCGTGTAACATAATTTTATTTTTTATAATTTTCAGTAATATGAAATAATAACCCACCTATACCTGTCATCAAGTTTTTCAGTTTAGTTATTGCTTCGCCTAATTCTTCAGGATTATTCAGGTCATTGTGTAGTCTAATGGATCCATTACAATCGTGGATGGTCAATTTCATCCTGTTGTCTTCCTCTATCTTGGCATGATAACACTCCATACTTCGAGGACTATCAGGCAAGAGGAATTGTTTTTTGTTGTAAGTCTTAAGCATTGCTCAATCGTTTAATCCTGTGAATTGACTTCTTAACCCGGCGCAAATCGAAATCGCACGTTTCGGCATCTTTGATGACTTCGTTTATTTTCGATTTGTCTTTCAGACCGTTTGCCATACAGATTGCATATACATCGTTTGCCGTTGTTTGGTCAACATCAAAGAACTTGCGCCCGATGCGGCTGTGTATTTCGTTGTAGCCTTTTTTGTTGTGGCGAAGTCCCAAATCCATGCGCCGCTTGATGTAGTCGGTACTCATAAAGATAGTGCCGCATTTATCTTCCAACCGGTTGTAAAAACTGATGAAATAATGAAAAACGGTATCCGTCAGTTTATCGGCTTCGTCAAAAATCATCAGCGGAGATTCCATCTGAATAAGGTTGCCGATAATCAAGTCCCATAAACCGCGCAAGGTGTATCCGTCAGATTTGATACCGATAGTCCGGGCAATCTCGCGGATAAACTCTGCCTTACTCATATCTTCCGAACACAGCACATAAAATACTTCCCTGTTTTCCTGTGCATACATTTGGGCGGTAGTTGTTTTACCACAACCGGCATCGCCGACTATCCATGTAACATTCCGCCATTCCTGTGCATCCGACAGGGCAAAGCGGATTTCCTGATAAGCATTCGTTTCTACTATTTGCCAACCACCGGCGTTAGCGCCACCGCCAATCTGCGAAGCGATGTTGCGAAACATCTCATCGCTGATATTTTCATACTTGCTGTTCAGAATGGTAGATACCGTTCCGGCACTCACGCCTTTCAAACTTCCCGAAGCCTTGTTTTGGCTTTGGAACCTGCCGCAATACGCTCTCAAATTGTCGCGTATGGCATCTTTTTCTTTTAATGATAATTCGCTCATGATAAATTGTTTTTTGTTTGTTTCATAAGAATTTTCAACTGCTTGATTCGTATTTTTAGAGATTCAATAGATTCTTCCTTACTCCTGATGATAGAATTAAAGGCTTCGTCTATATGGCGGAGCCGTTGGAGTTCTTCTGTTTTTATAATACTGATTCCTAACATGATATTTAATTTTAGATGTTTTTTGTAATAACCAAATCACCGCCTATTGCAAAGCCTTTCGTAAAAAGTGCATTGCATCTTTTCGGAATATTATTGTATCGAGGTTTACGTTTTTCAAATAGGACACAAAATCCTACTTTATCATTATTGCCTGCTAAGAAACCCGGACAAACTCCGCAATAAGCAGGTATTTCCCTAAATAAAAATCCGTTAATTGTTATCATAATTTTCCTGCTACTCGTTTATAATCAAATTTCACTTCACTTTCTTCCAATTCATCGAAAGTCATATTACTAATGACCTTTACCATGCGCCCAACTTGAAAATCTTCCGGGTTGCGATTGTATTTCTTCGTGCGCCTGTCGATTTGTCGCTGTACTTCGGCGGTTACGCCTTTCGCTTTAGGAGTGGTTAATCCGTGTTGTTCCGGTGCCACGCCGTGCGCGTATTCGATTTCTTTCGCTGCCACCTGCCGTTCTATCCGGTCGTTGATGTTCGCTTGCTGTTCCTGACGGATAAAGGCAGCTTCGCCTTCCGTTTGGTCTTGTATGGCTCGATGGATAACCATGTATGGTTCGGCGACACGTTCAAAGCGCAATTCTCCTGCCCTGTCTTTCCAATAAAGGCGAACGCTTGTAAAGTCGTAGGGGTCGTACATCACAAAGAATCGCCGGTAAGTATGTTGGCTGCGCCATTCGTGGTCGGGAACTCCGGGAGCGGAATAAACTTCATATTTGTATTTTTTGCCTTTTACTTCGATTTCAATACCGCCTGAAGTGAAAGTGCTTTGTTTTTTGGTCATTACCCAAAACATCTCTACCATGTCTAATGTGGTAACTTCCGGTGTTTCTTCGTTTGTACTGCTCAGGTACATTTCCATGCGCGAAATACCTGTAACCGGGTGTTTGGCCTCATTCCATTCCTTGCGGTATTCAGCATATTTATTTTTCAGTTCCTGTAAGGTGTAGAGTTGGTCTTTGTTCGCTTCGACAAATTCAAGGTTCGGGCGACTGGATGCTTTCTTTGCTGTGATATTTTGTCCGGTAAAACGCCAATCTTTGTGCAAAACAGAAGATTGAAAACGCCCGAACACGCTTTCAATTGATTTCGATTCGGCATTGTAGGGAGCCGTTGTCCGGTGGATGTGGCATATTTTTTTAAACAGTCCGCTGACATCAAGGCGTTTGTGTCCTCCCTGGTTATCGTGAACAATCTCGTAAGGTTTATGACCGGAAATCTGTATCGCCATTCGGTAGGCGTGGTATTGTGCCTCGTAATCTTCCGAGTCCGAAATAAAGTAACCCAAAAGAACTTCACTGTAAGCATCCATGACCTCATATACAGAGGTTGTACATATCTTTCCATCATCGTTTCGGTAATACAGGTTTAGTTTGGTTCCGTCGCCGTACCACAACGAATCGCGGCGGCCCGGTAGTTTTGTTTGATGCTTGCGACCGAAACGCCGGTGTGCCGCCAGTTCGCCAAACACGGCATCATACCAAAGCGGCTCAATGTCCGGTAAAGAAAACCATTGTTTCATACTCCGAAGGCTTTTGAGCGGTTTCCATTCTTTTTCTTCGGCGATGCGATTAAACTCATCGAAAATTTGACTGTCGTTATATACCGGCACCCGGCTACGCTTGAGCGCGATAAGTTGCCTTCCGGCATCTTCGGTTATTTTCAGCGTGTTACTGTTGCCGATTTTTCCACTGATTAACGAGGCGTATCCGTCTTTTTTATAAAGGTTTATTTTGTCCTTCAGGCGAGCGGTATTTTCCGGCAACGTGTGATTATATACCTCGCGCAGTTTTTCGCAACTGCCGGTAATAATATCCCACAAATCGCGGCTGCTGTTATTGAGTGCTTTTCGGAGAGCCGCCTTATCGTTCAAGTCGTGTATCAGCACGTTCAATACCGATGCGTTGATAGTATATTCATCTTTCAACTTGTTGCTCAAATGCGTTTGAACACCGTTCAAATAATATTCAAACTCCTCAAAAAAGGCGCGGGCTTTGTCATCCAATTTGATTTTATCTTTCATTTGTTGCTGTTTTAGAAGTTCAACCGGGTCGCCGTATTTTTCTTCGTAACGCCGTTTGTATTTTTCGGGTAAGGATGGATAAACAATCAATGCGCAGGAACCTTCGCCACCGCCACGACGGGCTAACTCTACATTGCCTCTTTGTATTAAAGATGTAAGCGTGTTGAATGCCATTATTTCGGGAATAAGTTCACCGTAGGTTACGCACATTATTTTGTTGTAGTATTCCATCTATTTGTTGTCCCTTTTATCAAGTTTTATTTTGATATTCTGCTGAAGTTTACGAACTCGGTTTAAGTCGGTGTGCATCTGCTTAATCTCGGCTCGCTGTTTGTCGTAATTCATTGTAGGAAGTTGCTGCAATATTTTTTCTTCTCTTGCTGCAAGCAAAGGAAGAGCATTGCGGTACCGTTCGGAAGAATGCCATCCGACTCTTGGCGAACAGGCGAGGTTGTCCGGCTCGTCATTCAGTATATCACAGTCCAAATGATAAACCATCCATCCTTTTGGAATACGTTCAATAAAATTGTGATAAAACCAGCGAGCGTAAGGGGTAAATGAGCCGTTTATTTTTATATACCGTTTACCTTTCCATATTTTAACCGTTTCCTCTTCGCTCGCTTTTAATATTCCTCGTGTCCAAAGGTTATCTTCAGATGTTAGTACTCTGGAATTGGTAGTGGTAAGATTGCGCCGTTTGATTGCCAAAATTTGTTCCGGTGTCCGATGCAATCCAAGCAATACCATTTTCTTTTCAATATGTTTTTTGGTAAATGTGCGGCAAACCTTTTTTCCATTAATCATACGGAATGTCCGGCGTTTCTTTGTGAGTATTTCAGCCATTTCAACATTGCCTATTTTCGTGTAGTTTTTTTGCAAAAAGCGAATGTCCTGTTCCGACCATCGAATTTGAATTCCTTTTGTCAATCCCATACGTTTAACCTGATGCCGCAATGCCGATATTTCGACCTGACCGGATGCCGGACGAATCGCATTGACGGCATCCAACAACTCACTCCAAGTCATTACAGGGAAATGCTGTTTGATAAAATATATATCAATCGGCTCCCAATTAACGGCAATCTTCGGTTTCATACGGATTCGGGTAATGGAACTTTCATAATCAACCGGGCAGCATTGCCAAAATTCAATACTACCAATACAATTACCCACAGCGAATTTTCGTCTGTGATGCACAGACTGCAAAAACTCACAAGGAAGTAGAGTATATAAAGTCTGTGCTTGAGGCTTAAAGACAACAACCAACGGGTGTCGTTTTTGCCGAGTATGGAAATTAAAAAGCGTATCATAACTTAATTTATATTTGTTCCAAATGTTGAATTGAAAATTTTTACAATCTCATCTCTCTTATACGCATCAACATAGACACCTATTAATGAATGAGGAGTAACTCTATCTATTTCCCATGCCATATCAAACTTCGTCAATCGTTTCAGTTTAAATATGCGATCCTCTGCCCAATTAGAAAGTTCCTTCTCCATGATTTTATCCATTTTGCCGATTAGCCACTTCGCCGGTATCGAAACCGCCACGCTCTAATGCTGCCTTACGGATTTTCCGTGCCAGCAGACTGTTTTTTCTGAAAGACAGCGAATAATTGACCATCTGCACAGTACAATTAAACAACTGAGCAAGCTGTTTTCCTTCGCCTCTTTCTGTTACAATTCTTCGTTTCATTGTCATCGTTGTTTTATTTTGTAAATAATTTTTCACTACATTTGTAGCCTGTTTAATTTTGTAACTCGCTGCAAATATAATTCACATTTTGAAAACAAACAAGTTTTTCAAGAAAAAAAATTCACAAAACGAAAACAAATGAGTGATAAAGGAGCTATTTTAGCAAGAATTAAAGAGTATTACAGTTTCAATACAGATACTGATTTAGCTGATTTTTTAGGTATTCAGCGTTCTACATTATCGAATTGGGTCAAAAGAGATTCAATCGACTATGACCTTGTGTTTTCAAAATGTAAACAGATAGATAAAAATTGGCTATTGACAGGTCAAGGCGAAATGTTGAAATCAGACAAGGGTATCCAAGTTAAATTTTACGAATCTGAAAATGCACCAATTGGACGAAAGTTAATACCGTTTTATGACACAGAGGCCGCAGCCGGAACTTTACGTGTGTCAAATATGGATCCTGTGTCGGAAGCGGCTGAATATATAGATGCCGGCGATTGGTTCCTTGATGCCGACAGTGCTATGCGTGTACACGGAGACAGTATGTTTCCCGAATATAAATCGGGCAGTATAGTTGTGATGCGTGAGGTGTTCGACAAACGCCTTATCGTGTATGGCGAAGACTATATGATACAAACAAACGAATACAAAACAATTAAACGCCTTGTGCAGTCGGGCGAAAAAGAATGTTGGCTTGCCTGTTCTCTCAATGACGAAATATGGGAAGTG